TCTATTACATCTACTGTATCTGTAAACACAACTGCTGGATTTAGTATTGCTACATTTAATATAGGTGCTTCAGGTGCTAAAACAGTTGGGCATGGTCTTGGCGTAAAACCAGCTATGCTTATATTTAAAGATAGGTCTAATGCTAATAATTGGTTAGTATGGCATCAATCTTATTCTAACCAAGCACAAGGTCATCAAGTTCTTAATGCAACAAGTGCTGTAGTAAATGATGCAACTATATGGAATAATACAGCACCTACATCAACCGTAGCAAGCATTACTTCAGGATATGGTTTTGGAGCTAATGCAAATGTTGTAATGTATGCTTGGGCAGAAATAGCAGGGTTTAGTAAGTTTGGTTCTTACACAGGTAATGGTAGTGCTGACGGTCCATTTGTATATACAGGGTTTAGACCTAAATTTATTATGCTTAAAAGAACTGATACTGCTGGCGAGAGTTGGCGTATATTGGACACATCAAGAAGCCAATACAATGCTTTAAGAGAATTGCTTTTACCTGACACATCTGGTGCAGAATCGTCTGTTGCTGATTGGCTTGATATTGTATCCAACGGATTTAAATTCCGAGTTGTTTCATCTGGTCAAAACGCATCAGGTGGAACATACATATACATGGCATTTGCAGAAAACCCATTCAAAAACGCTAACGCAAGATAACAGGAGAAAACATGGCACATTTCGCACAACTTAACGAAGAAAACCTAGTAACACAAGTCATCGTAGTTGCTAACCAAGACACAGCCGATCAAGACGGTGTAGAGAACGAAGCAATAGGCATTGCGTTCTGTAATAACCTTCTCGGTGGTCGCTGGGTTCAAACTTCATATAACGCTAAAATTCGCAAGAATTACGCAGGTATTGGTTACAAATATGACGCTGCACTAGACGCATTTATACCACCACAACCTTACGCTTCATGGTTACTAGATGAAGATAAAGCACAATGGAAAGCACCTGTGGATTATCCTACTGATGAAGGTAGATATACTTGGAATGAAGAAACATTAACTTGGGATGCAATTGATGAACAACTATAAATGGAAACTTCTAGAAGTAACCGCAGAGAATGATTTAATCACTCATGCTTATTATCATGTAATTGCAACTGACGGTGACAATACCGTAGAAACAGAAGGCAACCATTACTTTAAAGGTAAAGAGGCTGTTATTCCTTATGCAGAGATTAGAGAACAAACAATTTTAAATTGGATTAATGACGAAACAACCGTAGGTGAGGTTTCTAGTATAAAATCTCGTTTAGATGAGCAATTATTAGAGCTAAAAAAAGACAAAAAAGTTGGTTTTCCTTGGCTCTCTAACACATTTACACCTAATATCTAGGATTTATTATGCCAAAGCCAATAGACATCATATCAAGAGCCATGAAAGACATCGGTGCATTAGCATCGGGTGAAACTCCAACGGCAGACGAAGCCCAAGACGCTTTTGATATGTTAAACGACCTTATTGACCAATGGTCAAATGAGGACATGATTGTCTTTAACACAACTGAAATTATATGGCCTGTTGTTGCAGGACAAGTTCAATACACTATTGGGCCTAGTCATACATCATCTAATTTTATTGGCGCACAGTTTACAGGATCAATTACAGGCAACGTTTTAACCGTTACTAATATATTGTCAGGCGCAGTTTCTCAAGGACAAACTTTAAGTGGCACAGGTATTACTGCTGGCACTAAAATTTTAGAGAACATAACAGGCGCAGGCGGAAATGTAAACTATGCAGGCACATACCTACTTAACGTCACTTATTCAAGCCCTGTAGCATCTACCACTATTCAAGCTTACTATCAAAAGCCTCTTAATATTGATTCCGCTTATGTTCGCATCAATACAACTTCTAACGGCCAGCCAATTATAAATGGCGGTTTAGATTATCCAATAGCTATTTTAGCGTTAGATGACTACAACATGATTGGATTAAAGACTTTAAATGGCCCTTGGCCTAAAGCTTTATATTTCAATCCTAATTCTGATAACGGTAACGTCTTTGTATGGCCTAATCCTGCACAGGGTGAAATCCATATGTTTGCTCAAACCTTGTTTAGAAACTACGCATCTATAAATGACGATATAAACCTGCCACAAGGCTACACAATGGCGCTACGTTGGTGTTTAGCCGAAAGATTGATGCCTATGTATGGAAAAGCCTCTCAAACGCAAATAGCGATGATTGTGGCGTTTGCTGCACAAGGTAAAGCTACACTAAAACGCACTAACATGAAACCTATGCAATCTGCAAGATTTAACGATGCTTTACTATCTAGCCGTCAAAAAGACGCTGGTTGGATACTAACAGGCGGATTCTTTAGATAATGGCTGATTTTGGCTTTGTAGGCCCAAGTTATGAAGCACCCTCCATTTATCAAGATGGCCAAGAGTGCATTAACTTTCGCCCTGAAATTGATCCATTAAAAGGCGAAGGCCAAAGAGGTGTTGTAGCTTTATACCCAACGCCTGGCCTTACAGCATCTATTGTATTTCAAAACAAACAAGAAGTTCGTGGTATGCGAACTGTATCAGGCGGCGATTACATGGTGGCAGTTGTTGGCGCTTCTGTATATATTTTAACCAATGATTTTACACCTACATTAATAGGCCAATTAAATACTTCAACAGGTCGAGTAGGCATCAGCGATAATGGATTAAACGTTTATATTGTTGACGGTTCTTATCGTTACACATGGCGGATTTCTACTCCTTCAAGCGCTTTATTTACAGGTTCTATTTCAGGCACAACTTTAACAGTCACCGCAGTTACATCAGGCACAATAGGAATTAATCAAGCTTTATTTGGTTTAGGTGTTACCAATGCAACTGTAATTACAGCTTTAGGCACAGGCACAGGTGGTGTTGGAACATACACCGTTAATCAAAGCCAAACAGTAGCTTCAGGATTAATGAATACTGCTGCTGTAGCGTCAGTATTAACCGCTTCAATGTCAGGCACTACAATGACAGTAACGGTTAGTTCAGGCACATTGTTTCCAGGCCAAACAATTCAAGGCTCAACTGTTTCAGCCAACACTATAATTACTGCTTTAGGTAATTCATCAGTATTAAGCCAAACAATTGCCGCAGGTGGCACAGGATATGCAGTTAATGATACTGTAACTGTATTGGGTGGTGTTTTTGGAACAACACCTGCAACATTTACTGTTTCTACTGTAGCAAGCGGTGTAGTAACAGGATTAACTTTAACTAACGCTGGCTCTTATACTTCACAACCTGCTAACGATGTATCTACTTCATCAAGTGGTGCAGGCACAGGATTAAAACTTACATTAACGTTTGGCACAGGATCAGGTTCAACAGGAACATATCCTATAAGCGCATCTCAAACTGTAACTTCTAGAACAATGTATGCGTTAAATTTTACTGTTTTACCCACTACTGACGGTGCGTTTGAAGGTGGCAATACGGTTGACATTGTAGATAACTATTTTGTTTATAATAGACCTAACTCACAACAATGGGCTGCTACCAATCCTTTAAGCCCAATTACACCAGCTTTAAGCTTTTCATCTAAAGATGGATCGCCTGACGATTTGGTATCTATAATTGTAGATCATAGAGAAGTATATTGTCTTGGTGAAGCCTCATCTGAAGTATGGGTAGATGTAGGAACATTTCCTTTTCCTTTCCAAAGAATCCCAGGCACATCAACACAGCATGGTATTGCAGCTAAATTCTCAATGTCTAGACTAGGTAATTCGTTTGCTTATGTATCTAGAAACAATCGTGGTGAAGCACAAATTATGATGATGAATGGATACGTTCCCACTCGCATCTCAACTCATGCTGTAGAACAAACATTATTAAATAAAAATATAGATAACGCTATTGCTTGGACTTACCAACAAGAAGGCCATGAATGTTATGTGGTTACATTTCCTAATTTAGACTTAACTTGGGTATATGACGTATCAACAGGTATGTGGCATAAATGGTTATGGATAGACAATACTAATACTTACCATAGACATCGTGGTAATTGCTCGGCTTTATTTCAAGGTAAAGTTTATGTAGGCGATTATGAAAACGGTATTATTTATTTGCTTGATCCTAGTAACTTTACTGACAATGGTCAAGAAATTCGTAGATTACGCAGAGCGCCTCATTTAGTAACAGATTTACAACGTCAGTATTTAGATGAATTACAAATTCAATTTCAACCAGGCGTAGGCAATCAAGTTGACCCAGGTCAAACACCTCAAGCTATGCTTCGTTGGTCTAATGACGGTGGCTCTACATGGTCAAACGAACATTGGACTTCTATTGGCGCAGTTGGTTTATATAAAAATCGTGCTATTTGGCGCAGATTAGGTTGGTCTAGAGATAGAGTTTTTGAAGTTGTAGTTACAGACCCTATAAATGCAGTTATAATATCGTCTAATCTTAAAGCTTCGGTAGGGGAAAACTAATGTCCACAGGAAATGGTATTTATGGATCAAGTCAGACTAATCCATACCCACAAACAGAATTTTTAGATGCTTCATCAAAAAGACCAACTCGTGCTTGGCAACAATTCTTTATTAACTTGCTTAATTTCAGTAGTTCACAATCAGCAACTACAGGAACAGCAACGTTACCTGCTAAACCAGCAGGATTTATCAATATGACAGTAAATGGCCAGCCTGTAAAAGTGCCATATTACAATGTCTAATAAAGCAATAAACGCTATATATTTGTCTATAAAAGATAAGTTAAATATTACTGAAGAGCAGTATGCAGAAATAATGAAAGATTGGGAGTTTGTTGAATTAACCCAAAACAATGAAGTAGTAGGCGCTGTAATAGTAAAAGGCAATGAGCTTCATGTTGGTTATAGCAAAAAACCTACTTTTTCAATAAGAAAACATATTAAAGAAACGCTTAAAAAATTAATAGATGTAAATGGTTTTGCTGTGACAACTGTAATGAAAAGCAATGAAAAAGGTTTGAAATTTTGTAAACGTCTTGGTTTTGAGGTAGAAAAAGAAGATCAAGATAAATTTTATTTAAAATGCGATAGGTGCAACTATGTTTAATCGAAGATTTGTTGGTATTCTCAAACATCCAGGCTATAACGATCCAGTTTCTGCTGTTATTGGTGCAGGTGCTAGTCTTATTGGAAGTGCAATGTCAGCCGATGCAGCAGAAGATGCATCACGAATGCAATCAGACGCAGCCGATAGACAAATGGCTGAACAAAGACGAATATTTGAAATACAAAACAAACAACAAGCTCCATATAGAGGCGCAGGTTATAGCGCTTTAAATACAATAGGAACAATGCTTCCTGGCGAATTTACTAGATATGATGCAGAAGGCAAACCAATCGGCACAGGATTAGGGTCGGGTTATCTTACAAGAGAATTTACCAATCAAGATTTAAACGCTAATTTAGCGCCTAATTACGCATTTCAATTAGGTCAAGGCCAAGGCGCAGTAAGAAATCTTGCTAATTCATCAGGTGGTCTTATTGGTGGTAATGCTTTAACAGGATTGCAAGATTATACTCAAAACTTTGCAGGCAATGCTTATCAAAATGCTTTTGCAAACTTTCAAGGTCAACGTGGAAATATTTACAACACATTAGCTGGTATTGCGGGTATTGGTCAAACAGGTCAAACAGCAACTAATCAATTAGCTACAAATTACGGAACTAATTTAGCTAACTTAGATGTTGGCGGAGCAAATGCTAGAGCAGCAGGAACTGTAGGAGCAGCTAATGCTTATTCAGGCGGTATTCAAAATGCTGGCAATATGTATATGTTAAGTAATCTTTTAGGTCAAAGAGGAACTGTTCCAGGCTACACAGGTGGTTATTCATCAGGTGGTGGTGTTGGGGCATTTTTAGGATAAGGATAAGTTATGCCAATTAATCAGTTTGACACTTCAATACCAATGGGTGTAAAGCCTCCTCAACCTATGTCTTTAGGCGATATGCTTAATATTGCTCGTGGCGCACAAGAGTATCAACAACGACAAAAACTTAATCCTGTTGAGTTAGAAACAGCAGAATCAGAAAAAGAAAAAAGTTTATTAGGCCAAAGATTAGCTAGAGAAACATTAGATCCAAAAATTAAACAACAAGAATTTCAAACTGAATCTGCTGGCACACAATTAAATACACAAAAATTAGAAAACACTAAAAAACATTTTGAAAATGTAATTCAAAACATTTCTACTTTAATAACAAAGCCTGATTTAACTCGTGATGACATTGTTAATAGAGCTACAGAAATAAATAAAAATGCAGGCGGTAACGATCAATCATTAAAACAAACTTTAGCAGGACTTCCTGAAACAAATAATGTTAATGATTTAAGAGCTTTTCTTGCTCAAGGATTAACTAAATCTATTGGCGGATTAAGTCAATTAGATAAATTAGCTCCAGCTGGTGTATATCCAACACAACTGCCAAATATTGATCAACAACAAACTCAAACACAGCCACAAGTTACAACAGGTGTAACTAAAGAAAATATGAATAAACCTGTTTATAGCCAACCTGTAAAAATACCTTATCCTGTAAGAACACCAACTACAGTTACCCCTTTTGCACCTACTGAAAAAGCAGATCAAGAAGCTGGATTTAATTTTAGAAATAATCTTGTTAATGGTCAATCTAAATTAGCAACATCCAAACGTAACCTTGAAGAAGTTATGGATTCTGCAACTAAAATACAAAAAGAATTTTATTTTAACCCTGCTAGTTTACTTGGACAAGGTGAAAGATTATTAAGATACGGTATAAACGCAGAAGATTTACAAAAATTAAGAAAAGATTTAGCTAATGTTGTATTAGCTAACGAAAAAGCAATGGGTTCAACAACTGACGCAGGTAGGCAATTATCGCAAACTGCAAGTGGTGATGAAACATATTCACCAAAAGTTTTACTTGGCATTGCTAATCGTGCATTTGCAGATGTTACAAACATTCAAATGAAAGCTACAGCGGTTGAAAAGTTTTCTCAAAAATATGGCGATAACAACATGAAAGCTTTTCAGCAAATGTGGTCAAACAATGAAGATTCAAAAATATTTGAACTTTATAATATATTTAACAATGACAAATTAAATGATAAAGAAAAAGCAAAAGCTAAAGAAGCTTTATTTCCTAAAGGTGAAAAACAACGTAAAGTATTTATTGAAAAATATAACAACATTAAAAAATTAACGGAAACAGGCGAACTTTAATGGCTGATGATTTTACCCAATTTTTGTTAGGTGATACTAAAAAATCACCTACACCTACTAATGTAGGAAATTTAAGACCTGTTGGAAGTTCTACAGGTTTTCAACAATTTGACACGCCTGAAGCTGGCATTAAAGCTGTTGACGATCAATTAAGAATTTATGGATCAAAACATAAATTAAAAACACTTCGTGAAGTTATTTCTAGATATGCGCCTCCTTCTGAAAATGACACAGAATCTTATATTAAAAATGTATCTCAAAGAACAGGACTTAAACCTGATGAAGAAATTGACCTTTCTAATCCTACTATTCGTCACATTATTAGTGGCCCTATTATTTTACAAGAGCAAGGCCTTCAAAGGTTAAGAGGCACACCTCAGGCTACAACGCAACAACCACAAGCTACACAGCCACAAATTACACAGCCTCAAGAACAACCTACAGATGACTTTGTTAGTTTCTTAACACAAAAACCTGAAGTTATTGTTGGATCAGAAATGGGTAAACCAACTCAACAAAAAGTTCAACCTGTAAAAGACAATAGAACTGCTATTGATAAATATGTTAGAGAACCATTGTTAGCTGTAGTTGAACCTCCGTTACAAGCAGCCACAGCTCTTGGTGCAACGGCTGTTGGTAATGTAATAGGTGCTGTTAAAAATTACGGTGAACGTGGAACTGCGGCAGAAGAAGAAGCCGCTAAATTTGCAGAAAAATATACTTATGAGCCAAGAGGAAAAATAGCGCAAAAAGTATTGCCTAAATTGGGAGAGCTGTCAGAAGAATATGGAATAAATAAAGTTACAGAAGCTTCTGTAGGATTAGTTCCTGAATTAGCAACATTAAGTCAATTATCTGCTCCAGTTAGAACTCAATTAGGTGCTAAAGTTGGTAATCTTTCAGAACAATTTGCTAAACGTAAAGCAGCTGAAACAGCAGGTGACGTTAATAAATCTGCTGATATATTGCATGACGTTAGACTTAAAACAGCTTCAGAACTTCCTGTGCCTATAAAATTAACAGAAGGTCAAGTAACTCAAAATCCTATTCTTATATCTCGTGAACGTAATGAACGTGGTATGAAAGAAAGACTTGCAGAACGTTTTAATGAACAAAATAAAGCTATGCAAGAAAACGTTATTATTATTAAACAAAACTCAGCTCCAAATGTATTAACAAATGATTATGTTGCTGACGCAGATAATGTAATAGATATAGTTAAAACCATTAAAGAGTCTAACAAAACAAAAACTCAAAAAGCTTATAAAGATTTAGAAGATGCAGCTGGCGGTAAGTTTCCTATTGATGGCGTAAAATTTGGTAAAAATGCTATTGAAAAACTTGTAGAGGATGATAAATTAGATTATTTGCCTGTTACTATTAAAAATAAATTAGATGCTTATGCTTCAGGTTCAAAAGAAATGAATTTTAATTTATTTGAAAACTTACGTTCTGAATTAGCGGCAGAAATGCGTAAGGCAGATAGAGCTGGTGACGGCAATATGAAGCGTGTTTTAAGTTTAGTAAGAGATGAATTAGAAAACTTACCTATGCAACAAGGTGACGCTGCATTAAAAGCATTAGCAGACAAAGCTAGAAAAACTGCTAAAGCAGACTTTGATCTTGAAAAATCAAATCCGTTGTATAGCAAAATATTAAATGAATCTGCTGATAGCAAAGATTTAATTCAAACTTTTATTATTAGATCAAAAAACGCTGATTTTGCAAAAACAATTGAATTGTTAAAAAATGATCCTGTTGCATTAGAACATTTGCGCTCAGGCACAATGGACTATATTATAAGAGAATCTACAGACGCAAGCGGTAACTTCAGCACAGGTAAATTTCAAAAGTTAATTGAAAACCTTAATGTAAACAAAAAATTAGATGGGTTGTTTGGTGAAAATTCTAAACAATTAAAAGATTTAGCTGAAATTGCAAAAATTGTAGAAGCTAGGCCAAAAGGTTCTTTTGTAAATGAATCTAATACAGCTACAGCTATAGGATCAGCTATAAAAGAATATGGTGGTGATGTAATTAAAGATATACCTATTATTAGAAATATTGTTAATCCAGCTTCAAGAATTTTACGAGAAAGAAAAATGGCTAAAGAAGTTAATAAATCTTTAAACCCGCAACCAAAAACAAAACTATCAGATATAGGAAAATAAAATGGCAGTCAATCTATCACCCATAGGCAACGGAGTAAGTTTTTTAGGTTTAACAGGCCTACCATTATCAGGTGGCAAGTTATATAGCTACCAAGCTGGCTCATCTACACCGTTAGCTACATACACAACTGTTAGTGGATTAATAGCCAACGCTAATCCAATTATATTGGGAACTGATGGTAGAACACCTAATGAAGTTTGGCTTACCTACGGTTATAACTATAAATTTATTTTACAAGATTCAGCTGGCGGAACAATTGCAACCTACGATGACATCTACGGTATTTTAGGAACTATTCCTGCTGCTTCATCTACATTACCTACAGGCATGATTCTTTTATGGTCAGGATCGATTGGTTCTATTCCTGCTGGTTATTTATTATGTGACGGAACAAATTCAACACCTGACCTTCGCAATCGTTTTATTATTGGTGCTGGTTCTACTTATTCAGTTAATCAAACAGGTGGTAGCGCAGATGCAATTGTGGTATCTCATACACATACAGCAACTTCTACATCAACAGTTACAGACGCTGGTCACTTACATACATTACCATTTTCAGATGGTGGAACTATTGGCGGTGGTGGCGCTCTTCCTGGTTTTAGAGGAAGTGGAAGTTATAATACATCTACTGCAACAACAGGCATTACAGTTGCAACAGCAACAACAAACGCTTCAGCAGGCACAAGCGGAACAGGTGCTAACCTTCCTCCGTATTATGCTCTTTGCTACATTATGAAGAGTTAATTATGGTTAAACATTCACTTACAGAAGTTGATAGCCGTTTAAGCGTTCACGAAGAAGTATGCGCTTTAAGATATGAAGAAATTGGCGCAAGACTAAAGCGTTTAGAAAGTATCTTGATGGCAAGTGCTGGCGCTATCATTTTATTATTATTAAGCATAGTTTTAAAATAACGTGGATCCGATTACATTACTTGCTACGTTAGGCCCACTTGCTGTTGATTTAGGTAAGTCTTTAATTAATAAATTTATAGCACCCGATGTATTTAAGCCAGCAACAATAGAACAATACACTCAAATGAAACAACTTGATTTAGAGTTTTTTAAAACTATGAATGAAGTTGGAAGTGGCAATCCATCTTACCCATGGGTAGAAGCTACTGTAAGGCTCATGAGGCCAATTATAGGCGTGCTTGTTTTAGCTACATGGACTTATACAGTTGTGTCAGGAAATATGTCAGAAGAAGTTAATAACTTTGCATCCGCAGTTGGCTTTTATTTGTTTGGTGAGCGTTCACTATTTTACGTTAAAAAGAAATGAAATTAACGCAACACTTTACATTAGAGGAACTCTATGCCTCTGAATATGCTGATCGCAATAACATAGACAATATGCCTAAAGATGCAACCATTTTAAATAATATAAAATGGTTAGCAGATAACTTGCAAAGGATTAGAAATGTTCTCAATTATCCTATTCATGTTAATAGCGCTTATCGTAGCTTACTCGTTAATGCAGGTATCGGAAGTAAGCCTACTTCTAGTCATGTTAAAGGATTGGCTGCGGACATTATATGTCCTGGCTTCGGTAGCCCTCGTGCTGTGGTGGATGCTATTATTTCTAGTGATATTCAGTATGACCAAATTATTTTGGAGTATGATAGATGGTGTCATATCGGCTTTACACCGAAAGGCGAGAAACAAAGATTACAAAAATTAATTATTGATAAATCAGGAACTAGAAATTATGGCAACTAATATGAAATTAAAAGAAGAAAAACCTTCTATCAGACATGAAAAAAAAGAATACGTTGTTGAGCGTCAAATTAAAGAGCTAAAACAAGAATTGAAAGCTCACATTAAAGCGCCAATGTCTAAAGCACATCCTAAAAAGTAGTGGATGACTTTGCTTTTGTATGTGTGGCGTTTGTCACTACTATGTGCTTACTTTGTATTCTTAGCATACCTTTACGCTTTATTTTAGAATACGTTATTTGCTATTGGTAAATAAAAAAAGGGGCATTTTAAGCCCCTTAATTTAATAGCAATCTGTAACAATAACCATTACTTATTCATTACATACATTGTAACTTCAAATCCAAATCTCATTTCAGTAGCTGCTGGAGTAGTCCACATAATTAATCCTTTATCTGTAACAAGCAAAATTACTTGTTATGCAAATTATGGCTTTTTTGCAATACAAAGCCATCAAGAAAATCATTATTTCTTATTAAGTCGTTCAGATACTAAAGTAGCATAGCCAGCAATATCATCCCAATGGTCTTTGTAATTAGGGTTGCCATATAAAATTCTGCTTAACTTAACTAAAATCATGTGGATTGCTTCTTTTTGATCCGCTTCTAAATCATTCCAAGCATTTTTGCTAATAATATCTTGAACTTTCTCAATAAAGCGTGATTTAGCCATAAAATCACCATGAGTTTCTTCACGTTCTACTAATATAGGGCTATTTCGCATTTTAAAGCCTCTTGGGGTCGAAACCGTAAATTGTGGATATTTGGTCAGCCAACTTATAAAAAGCCTTGCCATGCGCATCCCAATGCTTATAACCTTTGTTATAAAGCGCAAGGTGACACATTTCATGCAATAAAGTTTCAGAAATCGTAGAGTAATGTAAACAACGGCCTTTTGAGATTTCAATAGTTAGATGAGGGTCGCAGTTAAAATAACCGTAGGCCGTTATGTCATTAATAATTTTAAACTTTATTTTTCTAGCGGTGGGTAATTCATAACGATCAAAAGGTGGCATAAGTCTAAACGCTGAATAAAGAGCTGCAATATATTTAGCGCTTAATAATGTCATTTTTAACCTTTCCAGCTTACCCATTCTGATTTGTCCGAATTTTCAAACGATACATCCACATTGACAGGCATTGAAAAAGTAATGCCATGATAAGGATGCGTTATCCATAAAGCTTGCCTTGGTGGTTCAAATCCAAAGTTATTGCTATAGGCATATTCACAATACCCTTTTAGTGATCCGTTTACAATAAGTCTTTCTAATTGTATTAATTGGTGAAAGTGACCGATTATCATAGTATCGTATTCCATATCAATTTGGGCGTTTCTAGACCTTTTTTTATGGTCACCACGAATAATAGGCCCTAAAGCACCAATCACTCCGTCACCGCCTCTAAACTGATCGCCATGGGTTAATAGATATTTATGGTTGTAAATAGCATATAAAGCGTCAGGGCCGTCAGGAATATGAAAAGATACTCGGCTATCTGTTTCAAAGTGTTTAGCTAAAAATTGGTAGGTTAGCCAATCAAAAGAAGTAAAGTTACGGCCTTTGTTTCTAATCTTATGGGTATTACGGCCATGATTACCGCCTACGCATGGCACAAATACTTTGCCAAAATGATCTGCCAACGTAGATATGCACCAAATCAACACACCGAACAAGTCTATGACTACAGGCATAATCTCTGCGTCATTAGTGGCCATTAACTCTTCATGGATGTCACCCGACACCATGTCACCGCCTAAAGCTAATACGATGCCTGGATATTTAGGATTGACCATGTGATTATTTAAAAGGTCAATTGCTACTTCAATCATTTTTTTAGCTCGTTTGTGAGCTATTTTCATATTATATGAATTGACATTATTAACTTGGTTAGGATCAACGTTCTCACCCCAATGCCAATCCGATGCAAATAATGTAGGAACGCCTGGCGCTGATTTGCTTGCGCTAGGTTTAGATAGCCAGCTAGGTGGTGAAGGTTTCTTTTCCGTCATTTTGAGAATTTTAGTTTTAACATAATTCTCATTTAATACATCACGATTGAATGAAGCTATTTGCGCTTCAAGGGTTCGTATCTTATCTTTGAGGGCTACTTCAGGTGGGATATTGGTGAGCTGTGGTTTAGCGTTTTCTACATCAGATTCCATGCCAGCTAATTTGGCTGCTCTTATTCTGCCTTGAAAACAAGCTCTTTTAAGGCCTAACATTTCTGCTGCTTTTGACTCACTTCCGTTGCATTTTTTAAAAGCTTCAACCGCCTCCAACAACTGTTCTTTTGTCAATGACATATATGAGTCCCAAATAGTAATTCAAGTGTAAAAAAAACGCCGATAAATAAACCAGCGCATCCGCCAATCATTAAAACTTTGACTACTATATCAAATAATTTCATTTATGTTTAACTTCAATGAATTGCACGTCTTTAAGCAAGTTATTATTGCCGTCAAATATTAACTTAATATTACAGTTTCTTTTTCTTTCTTTAGTGTTAGCAGATATAAAACTTGCATATCCTTTTTTGCCACGATAGACATAATAATCCAATATAACGTCAGGCTTTGGTTGTTGTAGTTTTTTTGAATCCAATACGGATTGAACATCAAATCCATTTAGCTGTTTGGCAAATAACTCAATATTGAGCATATTTTGTTTCCTCCTGTTTATAAAAAATCATGCGTGACCATTTAACAGTCTTTTTAAGTTTGAACCATGATTGAGGTTTGGTGATTGAATCATCGTGAAAGTTAGTTGCGCCATAAGAATAATCAGGCTCTAACTTATGCATAATGCGATATGCAAGATCAAGAAAGTAAGGTTTAATTTCTTTACGTTCAGGTGGTTTTACTTTTCCATACCAAGTAAATTGATAAGGTTTTTTCATTTCAATACACACCTGTTTTGGATCAAAGTCGGCTCTTCTCATTAATACATAGCCAACTCCTATTTGTGCTTCTTTGCGTTCTAGACTGCTTTCCATGTAAATGGTTTGCGCTAAACATAGCAAGGCTTGGTCGATCATAAATGACCCCCCTGTGTTATTGCCAATAGGTATTATAACATTTTTCAATTAAACTCTGTTTTCCATAAGTTTAGTTTCATGTGCGACCTCTTCGAGAAAGGTCTGAATCTCTTTTTCCATTTCATCGATAAAGGATGCGTCACGTTGTAACCTAGCTATAAAATATTGACTACCTTCAGGCATACGACTGTCAAAAGAAAAGAAATCGCACCATTCAGCACCTGTGCAAGCCATTTGAGCCATCATTTGAATTTTATATTTAGTTGGTGGTTCACCTGCTTTAATATAAGCCCAATGCGTAGCGCTGTTAGGATTTTTGATTTCCAACAAGTTATATGTGCCGTCATTGTTTCTAATAATGCCGTCAGGTGAGCAGCCAAACCATTCAATTGTTTTATGCTTTACAAAAGGAAGTTCCTCAACAAAAGTTTTAGTAATTTGCTGATATTTTTCTCGTGCTTTAGGTTCTTCCTCAGTTCCACGAATCATTGCGTCATTTTTAAATGTTTCTTCAATAACGCCTGTGACTCTTTGAATAGCCAACTCGATTAAATAATTTTGCCGACTAGCGCTTGGGCCTGTTTTGGTTTTAGCCATAATATCTGCAACTTTTGACGCTGTTACAAATCCTCGCCTAAGCTCCAGCCATTCCTTACTACCCTGAATAATGTCACTCATTGTCAGAACCCTCCAGCTTATATTCAGCTACTACGCAAACTTCTTTAAATCTATTTTTAACTTTTTTATTGGTGGTTGTTATTTCATAACCTTTTTTGCGTAAGTTAAAAACAGTATCGGCTAATCTATAAATGCCTAATTGAGTCCATGCTTTTAATGGATCAATCTTGCCATGTTTTTCTAAATACTCTGTTAAGCGTTCTTGCTGATTCATACTATGCCTCCAATTCATTTTTACGATCAGTTAAATAAGTCTTTAATTTTCCTAAAGACACCTTGTCAAACTTTGTTGAAGCTTCTTTGTAGATACCCATTAATTCATCAACGGAATCTGCTTTGTTGATTTCTTTAATAACGTTTTCAATGTCATCTTGGCCAATAGGTTCAATTTGAGGTAAATCCTCGCCAGCGTAGATATAAAGACCTATGCCATGTAAAGCAATTGCTTTTGCCAAACATCGCTGCATGGCTGTATTAACTGCCATAGCGTCAGGATTTAATACCGCTTTATTCTTGTAATCTAATACAGGAAGTTGAGCTGTCATGGTTTTGCTAAAAGCTGTGACGGAACAAAATACCATTAACGTATCGCCAAACTGTTTAGGTTCTTTATATTCCCAAGTGGCCGTTGGATCGTTGCTTAATAATTGATCTACCGCCCAAGCCCATGAAAGATAAGTTAAGTTGCCTTTCTTTTCAGTATGCTCGTTGACGTTGATCTTTTTTAATTCGTTAAAAGTAATCATTTAATGCCTTTCGCTAATTGAAGTGATTTTCTAAAGGTAAAGCCTTTGCAATATAAAAAAATAACATTTCGGATGTATTTAATCATTATATGAAGTCCCTATGTGAGTGACCCATGTCATACATTTCGTCAAAAGGGCCTTGATAGACGTTAGCCTCTTGGAACTTTTTTTCTGTAATATCCATCGCCTTCTCAAAGAAAGCATTACTTAATGACTTGGCAAATATATTGACGCTTATCATATCGCCACGCTGATTAGCCCAATATAAAGCACGAATCGTGCCAGCTATCTGATCTGTATCCATTGAGTTAAAAACTTCTAATGGATCGGTGTCAATTAAATCTTCTGCAAATTCTTGATGAATAGTCATATTAAGCTCCAAGATGTTTAAAAAGGATTGGATAAAGAATGTAGAGCCAAAGCGCTCCATATAGATATACTGCTAGAACCGTAACGATCATGCCTTTTGTTTTCATAATTTCCTCCATAAAATTAAAAACTACACTTGCAGAATAACAAATTGTTAGATATAGTCAAGCAAAATATAACAAATTGTTAAATATTTTAATAAAAGGGCAAAAAGATGAAAGATAGCGAAATTATCGAGTTTTACGGAGGTTCAAAGGCTTTATGCAAGCTTTTAGGCCTGGAAGGTCAACATTCTGAAATAAGGGTGCATCAATGGAAAAAACGAGGGATTCCCGCCGCTGTTAAGCTGAAATACCCTGAAATCTTCCTAAAACGCAAATTTAAAGAATAGAGGCTATATGCACTACTTTCAGCACAATATAGCCGATTACCGAAAAGACACCGCTCATCTAACTTTACTTGAGCATGGCGTTTATAGGCAACTGCTAGATCAGTATTACCTAAACGAGAAACCTTTGCCTTTAGATCAGGATAAATTAATGCGGTTACTCTGTGCCAGGTCAGAAGGCGAAATAAGGGCAGTTTTAAGCGTTTTGGGCGACTTTTTTGAGAAAACGGAGCTAGGGTATATCCATAAACGATGTGACGCTGAAATCGAGGCATTTCAATCAAAACAGGTAAAAGCGGTTGCAGCAGCGAATAAAAGGTGGAATAATGCAGACGCAATGCCAACGCATAGCGAACCCAATGCTAACCATAAACCAATAACCATTAACCATAAACCATTAACCAATATAAAACCATTGTCCGATTTTGATACATTTTGGAATGAATATCCAAAAAAGGTTGGTAAAGAAGCGGCTAGAAAAGCTTGGTATAAAAATAAACCTGATTTGGATACAGCTCTTAATTCACTTAAATGGCAAAAGGTTAGTCCGCAATGGTTTAAGAACAATGGCCTTTACATTCCTAATCCTAGCACCTGGATAAACCAACATCGGTGGGAAGATGAGAAACCAAACGAAGGGAGTCCGTTTTGATAGAAACAGTTGAAGAAATGAAAGCATTTAAATCTATGCTTAATAGTTTGACATCTATTTATTCTAGACCTGAACTTGATAGAGAAACTTTAAGAGTTTGGTGGATGAAGTTAGATGAATACGATTTTAATGTTGTAAGCAAAGCTTTTGATAGCTGGGTTGATAAGAATAAATTTATGCCAACAATATTTGACATAGTTTCTTTATGTAAATTATCTAAGCCTAAAGAATATATAAAAATGCTACCAAGAAATCCAACTCCTTATCAAATTGAACATAACAAAGAAAAGGCAAAGGAACTAATGGCAAAGGTAGTATTGAAACCAACTGATCCTAAAGCTTGGGCTAAAAGAATATTAGAACGTCAAGCAAAAGGTGAATACAGATTTGAACTTGGAGTTAAGTTTGCTAGGGAGGCTTTGAAAGTTAAATGAAACAATC